TAAAGACTTTAATTTATTTACTGGAATTAAATTTACTGTTTTATCTTCTAATGGATTTTTATTATATGTGTCATATATAGTGGTTACTTTACCTATCATATTTCCATAAAAATCATCTGGTAATGGCTCATTATTTTCTATTGAATTATATGTTTTATATATATTTGTTAAAAATGATTTTGACTCTAATAGTAAATTATCTACAAGTAATGTTGGTTGATATATGAAATCTGTCATATTCATCGATTGATCTGTTGATTGTGATGTGTTATAATCATCTATTAAGTCTATATCTTTAGATGTAGACATACATGATTGTATATTTAAATTATGACGATATGAATTTACATTACTGTTTACATTAATATTTTTATTTATTTTATGTATCAGTAAATTAAATGGAGGATTTTTTGATAATTCTTCTGATTTTAATAAATCTTTTCCTATTTTTAATATTAGAATTAATGGGTTATCACGTGTAATAGTAAAATATAATGAATTATTTAATGGATCTATACTATGATGATAATATTCTACATCTTCTGTTATTTTATTTTTTTCTTTGAATACTTCTATTATTGCCGAACTATTATCTTCAATATCTTCTATTGTTAAATGTTCTGAACTTTCAAATGGAATTGAATATTCATTTTCTACCAACTCATCTATAATTTTATTATTCGAAAAATCACATCGTTTTTGTAATTGTATATTAATATTTATATTGTCCACAAAAATTTCTTTCTTTTTATCTTCGTCTGTTAATTCAAATTTTAAATGTAAATACATATTTTTTTGACTTTTTTGATACGTATCTATCTCACAACGTACACTTGCCATTAAGTCTTTAAGATTAGTAATACGTATTTCTGATCTATAATCTTTTGACATACTATTCTTTATTATCAATATATAATTTAATATTTTATAAAATAATTATGTATTATGAATTATAAATTATAACTTATGATTTTTATATACTACTATTCTATAATATAATTTAAATCACATCATAGTATCATAGTATCATAGTATCATAGTATCATAGTATCATAGTATCATAGTATCATAGTATCATAGTATCATAGTATCATAGTATCATAGTATAGCATATTGTTGTATATTATTGCATATTATTCATAGAATGATTTGGATCACTTGTAATTTCTAATGTAAATGTAAAATCTGTATTATTATTATCTATAATATTACCTTGGTCATCTAATAATTTTATTTTTAAACTATTAATTTTCACTGGTGATGTATATTTACGAATGCGATATATATTATCCGCATCTGTTTCATATTGAATATTATATGTTGATGCGTAGTTTGGGATTTTTGCTAAAATATTTTCAGATAAAAATGTACCGTCACCCATCATTACTTCAAAATTATCAATCTGACTTGTTGAATTCGCATCATCCTCTAAATAAAAATATATATTTCGTGTTCCTTGTGATTCAAATAATGATTCTGCTATATATACATTATCTCCTGTATATTTTACTTTTCTAAATCCAAAAATATAACCTATATTATTATATATCGGTAGAAATTTTTCTATATTTGGTATATTTGAACCTGGTGATGTTTCTTCTGATGTAAAAAATATATTCATAGACATGTCGGATATTTCCTTAACATCAAAACTTATTATCATTCTATTTGTACTTTTTACAGACACATCAGTGTCTTTATTTATAGTTATAGACAACTTTTTGTTACCATTAAAATCTTCAACTATTTTATTTAATGATGTATCATTATCATCATCACCATCTATTTTACTATAATTTAAACTATTAGCTATATCTTCTTCTATTTTTTTCTTTAAACTATCATCAAATGTTGAATCTCCAAAATAATTTCCTGATGGAATAGATATTTTTATATATGGAATTTGATTATTCGATGTTAATCCCCATCCACTTAAATCACCTATTTGTAAATCATCTTCATTAAATTGTGGTTGTATAAAGAAAACATTATTATTATTATTTATCGTATAATAACTATTCAATAATTCCATCGCTTTAAATTGTATTTCTGTTACATTTGTTAATGGGTTATCCAATTTTATTTCAAAATTTGTACTACTATTTGTCATTTCTGTTTTACTTACTAAAAAATGTCTTCTTGAACGTGTATCATCCATAGAATAACTTATACCATCTTCATTTGTCTCTATCGTTGATGTATCCAATAATCTTCTTTTCTCTACTAAATTATTTGATGTACTTGTTTTTCGGAATTTTGAATTAAATACATACATTTTTTTTACTATTTTTTTTTTAAATATTTGTCTTGGCGATGGTCTTATTTTTTCAATTGGTTTTATTTGTTTTTTATCTTTTTTAGGTATATATGCTTCTTTGCGTGGAATAATTAATCTACTTGCTTCGGTTTCTATATCATAATCTTCATTTATATCATATGGAACGGTTAATTTATCATTTTCTTCTTTTTTCTTTTTTTTAGTATGAATGGATAAATTTGTTATATCTCTTATAAAAAATTGTATTTCTTCTTTTGATAATGGTAATTTATAAAAATTACATAGTTTTTGATATACATTTACTAAAAATACAATAATATCCTCTATTATTCTTTCATTATCTGTATCATCTATACATACTACTGTTCTCTCAATCGCTTCTTTGAATGTTTCTTTATCATATATCGATTGTGTTTCCGGTATATCTAATATTTGTATTAATTCTCGTACTGTATAATGTTCTATTGAAAAATCCATTCTATCTAAATTTATTATTATTTAATATCTACCTATCTTTTTTTACATCTATTATTCTTCATTTATCTCTTATTTTATTCTGTATTATTTTTTTTATATTATTATAATAATTTATTATGAATTATAGAGCATTATCCTCTTGTAATTTTATTATTAATTTTATATATAGAATACTATTTAATATACCATATAAAAATATGAATATAGAAAAATGTGGTGATTATGATGTAAATTGGGATGATTTTGAATGTGATGATGATGATGATGATGATGGTGGTGATGGTGAATTGGAATTGGATATGGAAGATGGTGATGATGGTGAATTGGAATTGGATATGGAAGATTTTGTAGAAGAAGATGGTTCTATTAAATCGTATATGATTACATATTATATAAATGAATCAAATGATGTGTATGATATAAAGATTAATGATAAAAGATTATGGATTATGATGAGGGTTATAAATATGATATGTTTTGTGAAGAGAATGAATGTTGTAAATAATTGTAAAATAGAAACATCGTGTGTATATTATGATAGATTTGAAGAATTATTTAAAGATGATTTGATATACTTTTACGAAGAAGAGAGAGAATATATAAAAAATATGTTACATGATGGATTTATTCGAAAAATTTTTACTATTTTAGATTATTTATAAAAAATTATATCATATTATATAATAAAAACTATACATTATGATATAAATAATATGGATTCTATGAATATGGATTCTATGAATATGGATTATATAAATATTATATATTATTTCAATAATTTTTTAAGTTCAAGTATATGTTGGAATTATGCTAATGATCGTTTAAGAAAAGAAAATGAAAATGACGAAATTAATATTTCATATATAAAGAATAATCTCTCTAATGAAATTATTAAAAAAACTATATTACATTATTTTATAAACGAAACATTACTTATTCAATTATTTTATGAAATTATTGGAAAAAACAAAATGAATAAATATTTAGAAAACAATATAATATTTATAAAATGGTTTCATACCGATTTTTGCAGAGAGATTACACATAATAAGTTTGAATTATTTAATAATATATGGGATAATACTCGTATTCATTCAAGTAATAATATTGATACTAGTTGTAATTTCAATAATTACTATTATAATAATGATAATAATAATGATAATGATAATGATAATGATAATGATAATGATAATCCTAATAAAATATATTTTTTTAAAATATTAATGGGAATTTTACAATTTATTCAATGTTCTTATTGTGAAATCAAAGATGTAAATCATTTATATAAGTATATAAAATTACTTTATTATAACTCATAATTTTATATTGATTTTATTATAAAATAGAACATAAATTTAATGAGGAATTTGATGAATTTGATGAACTTATATAGTCCATATATTTATAGCAATATTCTTGATAACAATTATAAAATATGTTATTATAATTTAACAATTTTTTATTAAAATAAGAGGTTCTATTATCATATTCATCATCTACTACTTCTATATGATGATATGATGTATAATTATGTTTATATGAATCACTATATGATTTTGATAATTCATCATCTAATGTTATTGTATCTTTATCATATATATTATATATATTCTTTATTGTATTACTTTTATCATATGTATTACTTTTATCATATGTATTACTTTTATCATATGTATTACTTTTATCATATGTATTACTTTTATCATATGTATTACTTTTATCATATGTATAATTGAATATTTCTATTGCTGATGTATCATTATTTGGATTTTTTTCTTTATTTTGATTTGATTCTATATTTGATTTTGATATTTCATAATTATAAAAGGGTTCTTGTGTTTTTATATATGGATTTTTTGTATACATTGTAATTAAATATTCACATATATCAAATGCTGTATGTACTGTTCCATTATATATAACTAATCCTATATCATATTCTAATCCTATCTCTATTAATTTATTTATATCTTGATGATTTATATCTTGATTATTTATATCTTGATTATTTATATCTTGATGATTTATATCTTGATTATTTATATCTTGATTATTATATGTTTTATCTATATTATATACTATTAATTCTATTATATTATCTTTTTTTATAATTCTTTCTCTATTATGATATCGTATTTTTTTTATCCAATCATATAAATCTGATATACTATATGGATCTATATTACTACAACAATATACATATGCATCACCAAAAGTATAATATGGTTCTATAATATTTTTATATCTAGGTTGTCCTGATAATTCCCAAAAATGAACATTATATTGTTCTATTGATTCTTCTATTGTTTTTTTAGTTGATACATTTGGATTTTGGTGCAAATAATATTTGTTTTTAAATGATTTGTTATAGAAATCCACACCTAATGTTTCTTTCAAATTTTTTAAAGATGGTGTTTTTTTCATAGTAGAATTTAATCTCTGTTCTATCGTATTTAATATATGTGATTTACCGGTTCCAGAATTACCTACAAAAATAGTTTTGAATGTAAAACATTTCATAATGTCATTAATTTATAATAGTATAAATAAATTCAAATTTTTATACATGAAATTGTTTATTATATGAAATTGTTTATATATATTTTATACGTTTGTATACATAATATACAAATTATTTTAAATGCTATTAATCCTCCACCAGTTAATATAGTATCAATTATTTGTTCATAGTCTTTATCATTATGATATTGTATTTTTAAATCTCTTAATACCATTAATTTATGTTCGCACATATTTGTTCCTAAATATTTAGATTCTAATCTTGTTATAGGACAATCATGTATAATTGTTGTTGCCACTCCATCTAATGCTATTAAAACAAATAATATTGTTAAATGTTGTAAATTATTACTAAATAATACAATACATACCATCATAACTAATGCTATCTGATGTAATATATAATATAAACTACCTATTATGGCATCCTTCAATGATTTTATATGAAATGTTTTTAATATTCTCCGAACAATATTATCTTCAAATAATATCTTTTTAACATGTCTTTTATATTTTTCATAACAATCATGATTACATTCTATAGGGGTATCGCCCCCTTGCGACTCTTTATGGGTCTTTTTTGGGGTTGGTTTTGGGGTTGGTTTTGAGGTTGGTTTTGAGGTATTTTTTGGGGTTGGTTTTGAGGTATTTTTTGGGGTTGGTTTTGGGGTTGGTTTTGAGGTATTTTTTGGGGTTGGTTTTGAGGTTTTTTTTTGGGTGATATTTGTCATGAATAATATTTTTAATAATCTATAGAATATATAACTTTAATTTATATTTATTATGACGTCATTTATTAATTCAGATATTCAATTTGCAACTAATAAAACCATTAAAGTTGTAATTAATGATACTTCATCTGTATTAGAATCTGGTCATAAAGATCGTGGTATGTTATACGATATATGGAAAAATATTCGTGAACAACTTAAAGATAAATATACATTTGAAGAAGAAATCGTAAAAGTTCGTAATTACAATAAACTTGTTCAAATGATTGAACAGGGTGATGCCGATATTGCAATAGCTCCATTTCAAGTTACATCCGACCGTTCACATAAAGTTGATTTTACAATGACTATTCTCGAAAGTAAGGATTCTATTATATATATTCCAAAATTTAATAAACTTGAATTAATTAAACAACTTATAAAAACAGTTTTTCTTGGACCACTATTAATACTTTTCATTTTTGGTTTCCTTACAGGTATTTTCTTATATTTTATGGAACCCAAACGATTTCCAAAATCTATGTCTAAGGGTATGTCTCTTCGTCGTAGTATTGTTATCACTACATCTACACTTTTCGGTGAAGCTGGTTCTCTCTCTGAAGAAACTACCTTATCTATTAAAGGTATAGTCACATTATATCTTATTATGGTATTTGCTTTCTTTTTTGTTACATATGTTCAAGCTGCTGCTACTGAAAAAGTTCTTGATATACGTAAATTAAATACCATTGATAGAGATAATATTCATACAAAAACATTACTCGCACCTAAAGGATATAGTATTGCGAAAAATATAGAAAGACTTGGTGCTAAAATTAAATATATAGAAAATAAAAGTCTTGATGATATTATTGATATGTATATAAAAGACCCTTCTATTGCAGATGGTGTTGCTATTGATTATTTACAAGCAAAAACACGTGAAGACCCTTCTATACAACTTATTGTAAATGAAGCAAATCTTGGTTTTAAAGAAATTACATTTGCTGTTTCAAAAAATAGAGTTGAATTATTGAGAGATATTAATCAGAAAATTGTTGAATTACAAGATAGTATGCAAACTGAAACTATTTGTAAAAGTTATATGCCTCCAGGTGCTTCTTATCTTTGTGTAAAATAAATATATTTTAATATATTATATATTATATATTTTAATATATGGATTGAAAATTATTCATATGAAAATGGATACAATTCATTTATTGAATATTTATGATTGTATTTATTTGTTTTAATATTTTTATTTTTTTCTGAATTTATACTTGTATTTGTATTTATATTTCTATTTTTTATTACCTGAATATTTGTTTTATCATTTACCATTTTTCTTATTTTGTAATTGATATATAAATATTCTTTCAATTCATCTGTTAAATTATTTTTTTCTATATATGTATATTCTCTTGGTAAATATAATTCTATTTGTTCCTTTATATATTTATTTATTTCTTCTATTTTATTTTTTATTTCTAGATATACTTCTAATGCATATTTATATTTATAATTTGAGTAATTTGTATATTTATTCATATTCTTCATTATTTTTATTATATCCATTTTTGATGTACTATATTCATAATATGTATACGTATATGTATAATTAATACTCTTTATACTTCTCAAAATATTTTTAATTATCTCATTAATTTCAGCATATTCAAAACCATTATCATAAAAAAATATATATGATATCATTATTTATCATATATATTTATTTCATTATTTCATTATTTCATTATTTCATTATTTCATTATTTCATTATTTCATTATTATTTCAATTATTTCATTATTATTTCATTATTAGTTTATTCTTTAAAAATATTCAATCGTATTTTTTGATTCTTTATATACACCTATATAATCATCTGTATCAATATCGTATACACAATTGTCTTCTGATTTCAAATAATTAATTTCATTATATTTAAATAATTTTGTTTTCAAACGATTAATTTTATGTTTTTCTTCCGTCATACTTATTGTTTTTATTTCATATTCAATTGGTCTTCCTCTCTTTTTTGGTGTAGGGGTATCGTCCCCTTTCGACTTTTCTTGTTCTTGTTCTTGTTCTTGTTCTTGTTCTTGTTCTTGTTCTTGTTCTTTTTCTTGTTCTTGTTCTTGTTCTTGTTCTTTTTCTTGTTCTTGTTCTTGTTCTTGTTCTTGTTCTTGTTCTTGTTCTTGTTCTTTTTTAGTTGTTTTTGTTTTCTTTTTTGATATGTTTGTTTCTATCCAATGTTCTTCTGGAATTTCAATACCAAATTCATTTGCTTCTTTAATAACCTCTTCTTTTGTTATTTTTAATCTTTTTAATACTTTAAAATATGGTATTGTCTTCTTATTATTAGGATCTACATAATCTAATATATTTTCACATTTTAATCTATCTCTTATATCTCCATGTGGTGGTTGTTTATTTTTTGTTTTTAAGATATTATTTAAACATGTTTTACAATAATCATTGTCTTTTGGTTTTTTAATTACACATTGTGTATGTAATCCATAATTATATCTAATACTCATACAATTATTTTCAAATATTTTACCACTATAAGGTAATATAATCTTTGGTTTTTTCCATTTTATTTCATTTTTAGTCGCTTTTGGGATTTTAATGTCTTTTTCGTCTATAGTAGGGGTATCGCCCCCTTGCGACTCTTCTTTTGGTTGTGTAGGGGTATCACTAGGGGTATCACTAGGGGTATCACTAGGGGTATCACTAGGGGTATCGCCCCCTTGCGACTCTTTATGGGTATTTTTTGTGGCTGGTTTTGTGGCTGGTTTTGGTTGTGTGGGGGTATCACTAGGGGTATCACTAGGGGTATCGCCCCCTTGCGACTCTTCTTTTGGTTGTGTAGGGGTATCACTAGGGGTATCGTCCCCTTGCGACTCTTTATGGGTATTTTTTGTGGCTGGTTTTGTGGCTGGTTTTGGTTGTGTGGGGGTATCACTAGGGGTATCGCCCCCTTGCGATACTTCTTTTGAACTTGGTTCTTTTATTTTCTTAGGTCTACCTCTTTTCTTTTTTGGTGTTATTTCATTTGTAGTTGTTGATGTATTTTCCTCTTTTTTTGGAGTTGATATTTTTGAATTCTTGTTTTTTTTGGTATTTATAGCATTTACCATATTTAATAAGTTTTTTTTCTTTGTAACGTTTGGTTTATTTGTCATATTATCTTTTTTTTCAGACATATTATTACTCATAAAATATTTATTTAAATCATTAACAAAAAATATATATTCAATTTTACTTTTTAATATATATTACATTATTTTTTATTTTTTTTTGTTTTTGTATTTTATTAATATTTATTTTTATTGATATTTAATTGTAATATATTGCCTTTGATCTTTCTAATTTTATTGGTTGTAACATAATATCATTATCTTTTTCATTATTTTGTTTTTCATTATTTTGTTTTTCATTATTTTGTTTTTCATTATTTTGTTTTTCATTATTTTGTTTTTCATTATTTTGTTTTTTAGATCTATTTTTCAATTCATTCATTATTTCTTTTTTTATATCATCCATAACATTTTTATTTATTCCCATATTTATATTCATTCTTTATTTTTCTTTATTATTTTTAAAAATATTTTATTCAATTTTATTTTAATTTTTTATAGTTGTAATAGTATATAATATAATATAATATTCTGTAATTTATATTTTATATTTAATTATTATATTTAACATGGTATTTGGTAATAAAAATAAAAATATTGGAGGAAAATATATTGGAAATAAATACGCATTGATGATTGGAATTAACTATATTGAATGTGATGAATCCATGCGTTTACAAGGTTGTATAAATGACATATTATTTATGAAAAATATGTTATCCAAAAAATATAATTATAAAAATAAAAATATCACTTTATTACGTGATGATTTAGATGATTTTAAATATAAACCTACTGGTAATAATATATTATATAATCTACGTAATATTGTTTTGAAAGCAAATCCTAATGATGAAATATGGATTCATTATTCAGGTCATGGTTCATTTATAAAAGATACTAATGGCGACGAATTAGATGGTAATGATGAAGTTCTTATTCCATCCGATTTTGAAGAAAATGGCGTTATTACTGATGATATTCTTCTATCTATCCTTGAACTTTCAAAATGTCCTATTATGATTACTATGGATTGCTGTCATTCCGGTAGTATTTGTGATTTGACTTATTCTTTTCATTATCAAACTGATAAAACATTTTCACGAAAAGTTGAAAGAAAAAAACGTATACGTAATCAAAATATATTTATGCTTAGTGGTTGTAGAGATAATCAAACTTCAGCTGATGTCGGTATGAACGATCATTATGAAGGTGCCTTTACTCGTGCTCTTATTGATTCCCTTGAATATCACGATTTTAATGTTCATCTTTTTCAACTTTATATCAGCATACTGGATTGTCTTGAAATTAGAGGATACACACAAAGAACACTACTATCTTCCTCTAATCCTTCTCCATTTATATCCATTCATACTTAAATTCTTTAAGTTCTTTAAGTTCTTTAAGTTCTTTAAGTTCTTTAAGTTCTTTAAGTTCTTTAAGTTCTTTAAGTTCTTTAAGTTCTTTAAGTTCTTTAAGTTCTTTTTTAATATATATTATATTTGAACTTAAAGAAAATACTAATTGATAGAATAAAATATAGAGGTAAATAAATATCTATTTCATATATTATTTCTTTTTTTCTATGAAAACAATAATAGCAATTATGTTTAAAAATAGAATTGGTTCTGTATTTGGTTCTGGTTCTGGTTCTGGATTTGGTTCTGGATTTGGTTCTCGTATGATTTTTATTTTTACATCATTATTAACTATATTATCTCCTTCATATTCCTATGTTGATTTTCTATATGAAAACGGTGAAGAAATTATATTTGATGTCGAACATTCTCATGGTTCTGGTTCTGGTTCTGATTCTGGTTCTGGTAGTTATAATCCCAATATTGTAAATGTTAATCAACGTATATTCATTCCTAATATTCTATCTATCTCTTGGGATCCTTCTTCTAAAATATTACCTATTTGTATTCAAACCAACGGATATCCTGTCCAAAAAAAACTCATTAGTTCCGCCATCGATTATATTAACTTATATTTGTATTCAGGTTCCATCGATACTACCGCTCTTTACCTCTATATTGACTCTTATTCTAATTCTTCCTGTCCTGACGATAAACTCCGTGTTTCACTCATCAAAGATACCACCGTTAATAAAGCCCCTGGTTATTGTTCTCGTCGCTTTATTGATGGAACTATATCTAATCCAAAAGTCCTCTATATCGGTTGTGATATTACTCTTAATCTTTGTCTTTTACAGAGTGCTGGAACCTTCTATAATGTCCTCTTACATGAACTTCTACATGTTATAGGTCTTGATCACCCCGATGTTCGCACTAATAGTGTTATGTCTTACGGTGTTCGTGCTACTGACTCTACTTTGAAAACTATTCGTCAAGATGACTTTTATATCAATATACAACCCGACGATATACAAAATATACAATCCATCATTTCACGTGATTTTCCTAATAGTAATTATCCTATCGTTAACGTCATCGATAATTATGTCCCTTCTGTTCTACCTAATACTCATGTAAGCGGTACAAACGACTATATCTCCGGTAAATATGTAAATGTAGAAGAATGTTGGGTTCCCATCATCTCTAACTCTCCCACTACATATCCCACTACATCTCCTACTACATCTCCTACTACATATCCCACTACATCTCCTACTACATCTCCCACTACATCTCCTACTACATCTCCCACTCAAAAAGAAGGTGGTAATGGTGATGAGAGTAATGTCGGTAAAGGTAAAGGGAAGAGTAAAGGGAAGGGTAAAGGGAAGGGTAAAGGAAAATTATGGAAATTATTTCAAAAATGGTTAAAGAATAATAATATTATTTCTATATCACCAACTATCACACCCAGTATTAGTTTTATCAATACTTATATTCCTACATCTTATCCTAGTCATAGTCCTAGTCCTAGTCCTAGTCCTAGTATTCATTCTATAACACACGAACCTACATATGTTAATAATAATAATAATAATAATAATAATACATTTGATTTTAATACTCTTATAAATCCAAATATTTCTATTTCTGATAATGGTAATGGTAATGGTAAGGGTAATGGAATATTTAATGTTTCAACTAATATAAATCCATCACTCGATATGAATATTGATGTATTACGATCTGATATTATTATCAATTCTGAATTTTCTCCCAATATTAATATTCAAGGTGATATTCAAACATTTAAAATGAATACTGAATTTAACCCTGTCATACGGATCCAAAAATCAAATTCTATGATTAAAATGAAACAACCTTAAATTGTAGTTTGTAATTTTATATTCATTATATCTGAATATGAAATTATAATGAATATGAAATTATAATGAATATAAAATTATGAAATTTTGAAATTTTGAATATATATATATGTTATAATACTATTCATTATATAAAATGAATCAAACAAAAAGAAAAAATAAATTTATATCATCAAAAAAAAAAAATAAATTTATATTATCTAAAAGAAAAAAGAAAATAAATAAAAAAACACATCGTAAAATAAATAAAACAAAAACACTTCGTAAAAACATAAATAAAACAAGACGAAATAAAACTAATTATGGAGGTAGTGTTGGTAAGTCTAGATTACCACCATATAAAAATATGATAATAGATGCAATTGGCAAATATAGTGTAACAAAAAATACATATGTATCAAATCAAAAAATAGATAGATATATATCTCACACATATAATAAGGATGTTAAGGATCCAACAACTAAGGATGCAATTAAAAATGCGTTAAAAAGATTAAAGGATAGTAAAATAATTACACAAAAAAAGAAAAGTTATTCTTTAAATATACCAACAAAAGAATACATACCTAAATTAAAACCATTATTAAAAAAACTAAAAAAAAAAGACAAATCGGACGAACAAGAAATACCAGAAATTTTGAATGAGCTTAAAATCAAACCCGGAGATAAAATACTAGATTATAATAGTAGTGAATTATTTGATTTAACTGTAACTACATTAAATAATACATTTGGAAGTCATAAAATAGAAGCTTCTACTAAATACGGTATAAAATTACCTTATGATGTATTTTTAGGTGAACTTAAACTATATAAAGATGATAAATTGGATAGAAAAACAAAAAAACGTACTATTAGAAAAAAGTTTTTAGAACTTTGTTCTGATTTTGATAAAACTTCTGGTGGTGAATTAAATAAATTATTTAGTAATCTTAGTTTTATACTTAATGGAGGAGAAGATGTTAAATATAATACAGATGGTACAATAATGGAATATGTATTATATCCTGATAATAAATTGGTTACGATTGCTACTGGTGGTAATATTATTACTATTTTTGCTAAGATAATTAAAATAATTTATGGTACGAGTAGCATGAGTGGTATTATTAAACATATTGATGAAAATGATGGGGTGTTTAATTCATTTAGTGATTTTGATTTCGCATTAGTTCCTAATATAAAATCTTCTGAAAAAACAGATGATACATCTTCTAAAAAAACATATGATACATCTGCTAAAAAAAATAGTGGTTTTGTACTAACACGTGTAAAATTATCTACTGAATTTGATGATACAAAATATATTCCTAATAAAAATAATTCTAATAAACCTATTAAATTAAAACAATATATTAAGAAACAGAAAGAAAACGAAACTAACAAAAATAAAAGGATAGTTGAAATAAAAAAGACATATTTTTCTCCTGATTCATATAATTATAATGATGATTTAAACTTTCTTAAAAAAATAAATGTTGATAGTATATCATCGTTTAGTAAGTATCCAAAATTTTGTATAGAATGTATGAAATTTTATAAAAATACAAAATATTTTACATCTAAAGAACTCCCTCATAAAAGTGAGTTCGTTCAATCTAGAATAAAATCTTATAATGAATTTGCTGATATTCATAATAATAATATTGATTTTTTGCATACATATGATTTTGAAGGATATGGTAGACACGATTGTCATAATTGTAAATTACTCATTGATTATTTATTAGCGAAACAAAAACAAACTGCTGAGCAGACAAAGAATAATGTAAATACTATTGTTAATGAGAATATAGATAATATGAAAGGTGATAGTTCTTTTATTGTTATGGTTAAAAAATTACTTGGAATACAACAACTACGAGATGATGATGATACTAAACGTTTATTTAGTATTATCCATTATATTCATACACAAAATAAAAGAATGAACACATATATAACTGGACATTCAATAAATAAAAACACAAAAGATATGAATAGTATAATATCTTATTACAAAGATTTATCAACAACTTATCCATTGTATCCAATTATGTATGATTTATGTAAAGATTTTATTAAACATAATACTTATTTTATTTCAAAACTTAATCAAATATATAATATAGTTAACAAACCCGATGAGCTTAAAACATATGAAAATAAAAGAATAAAATTTAAAGTATCAAATATTCGAAATATAGATAATTGTTCTAATATAAAATCTAATATAAAAAATAAAATAAATGCCTTACCTTATAGAAACATAACAGAAAGTAATCGATATATCAATGATTGTTTTTTGGATGAAAATAATACAGAACGTGATCTTGAATATATACAGAATATTGAATTCACAGCAAGTGTAATTGTTCTTGACAAAGATAATAATGTATGTGAACTTGGTTTTTTTGATGAAGATGAAGATAAAGATGCTCCACCACGAGCACATACTTCTGGTCCATCTTCATCTTCTTCTTCATCTTCATCTTCATCATTATTTCAACAACCAAAACCTAGAATATTACAAAATAACTTTTTCCCTAAAAATATAATTAAATAAAATTTAATAGAATAAATACATTGTATAATAATAAATGTATTACATATAATGAACGAATTACATGAATTACATAATATGAATAATATATATCATCAATTTAAAACCGGTGATATTCTTCTGTTTGATTCTTATTCTGATACTTTTGATTCTTATTCTGATACTTGTAATGCGAATGCGAATGGTAATGCGAATATGACTGGGAATAGTTGGTTATGGAAATTATTTTCTAATTTAATTAAATGGTCAACAGATAGTTCATATACACATATTGCTATGATATTAAAGGATCCTATATTTATACACCCCAGTTTAAAAGGTCTATTCGTATGGGAATCTGGTTGGGAAAATGGTATACCTGATCCACAAGATAACAAGATTAAACTCGGTGTTCAAATTACACCTCTACATGAAATTATTTATCA